ATATTATATCTTAGATAAACAAAGAAGAAAAGGTAGCTATGTTTATATCTCTTTTTTAATATATGCAGTATCTCTCTTATTAGTATGTTCTCTAACGTTCACACATACTGAACTTAAACTGGTTTTAGTTTGGGGATGAGCTTTAAAGCTTTCGAACCAACCCGTTTTCTCATTGTGCGTATAGCGCTTTTCTCACGTGCGCTTATACTCAGTTTCTCACGTGCGCTCATTGATGGTTTCTCACGTGTGCTCAGGACTTTGTATATGCGTTCGCTCATATGTTCTATATACGATGCGCTCATATCAATTTTTTTTATCTGCTCATATCGCTATATGGCCGTTTGCGCATATCACATAATATATACGAATATACGTTATTTGATTATATGAGCGTATAAGCGTTATTATTACGCTCGATTTATGGGGCTAATGGTATATACCCTCTCCGTCTGTCTATAGTTGGTAATGATTGAATACAGAGCGAATATAGCCCAAAGCGCAAACACAGAAAGCGCACTTTGTAAGAGCCAAATCGGAATAAGACCGATAGTCGAAATAGGACACAAATACAATGAGCAAAGACAACTCCAAAAAGGCTTGTATTCACTACACAGAATCCGAGAAATTACAGTTACACAGTGCGCTAAATATCCCTCTCAAAAAGGGTTCACAAAGAGCAATTGTAAAAGGTATAATCGCATTCTACAAAGTGAACAAACCAACAAAGGAATTAACACAGTCAGTAATTCAGTATATGCCTACAGTTCAGACCGATTCAATGAAGACTGCAAATTCATTAAAAAGAGCATTAGGCAAGGCAACCACATCAGAGGAAAAGAAACAAGCAATAAGCGAGTTTACCAATACCTTAGATTCGGAAACCAAAAAGCTGTTAGGACTTTAAGCGTTTTTTCGTGTGTTTTCTTAATATTGGCTTCAAAAGACCAAAATAATAATATGTTAGTATGCATATTTGAAATTGTAAATACTCTTGAATTGGGTTTATTCTCTCTGAATAAACTCAGTTCTCGCAATCGCATTTAGAAAGGCCCCCTCTAAATAGCGAATATTTTTTTTTTCAGACCGGCTCCCACCCCTTTACACAAATCGGATAAAATTTTGAATTCTAAAACGGGGCAGAGAAAAAAGTGGGGAGCCAAGTTGACCCCCCGGGGGGCTTAGTTAAAAGCCTATTTTTTAGATTTAAGAGGTTTAGCGTCTTCTAGTAATAATTCTAGGACGGCGTCCATCTTTTCTTCTAAATCAGTTAGCCTTGCATCTACTTCATTGAAGGCTTCAATAACTTCGAAATCGTTCATTAAGCCTCCTTAGCAGTATCGAGGGCAGACTTAACTTTTCCTTTGACGAGACCTTTTAGTTCATCGTCTTTTTCATCCCAAGCTGATAAGACAACGTTCCTTAGAACTTCATCTTTGACTTGGACTTTCAAAGTTTCATCTAGCTTTTCGAAAGCTACCTTTTGTGCTTTGGTGAGGTTTTCCTCTAGTAAAGCATCTATCTTAGCCTCGTGTGTTTTCAAAAATTTGTTCACATAGGGCATAACCAGAACTCTAATTGCTGGCTGCGTATAAGCGATATAAGCAGCAAGCGCTGCAATCACTGCCGCGCAAAGCATAAGCTCGGGGCTGTCTGTCAGAGTATCTAGGATACCTGATTCATCTACAACTTCGGCGGCAGACATATTGTCGCCGGTGAGGTTGGTTGCTGTGGTGTTATTACTCATTTTTTCACCTTTTTCTTTTTTAAGACACTTAGGTCAACGTCACAGGGGTTCTTATAGAAAGAACACCACTTACAAAGATTGGAAGCTTTCTTTTCGAAATTTTCTTCTTTATCTCCGTTCTCAATCAAAGCAGTGTGCATATCCTTAATCACTTGTCGGGCTTCGGTTAACTCGTTATCGGTAATCTTAACAAAGTATGTTTCGTCAAACCGTAACCAGTCTATGCCCGCAAATTTTGGGACAATTCCTGTATGTTCATAATATAGTAGCGCATATATAATAAGCTGTCGGTAGTAGTCCTCTGGGAGCCAAGGTCCATACCTCTTACTGGTCTTATAATCAATCAAAGAAATGTTACCTTCGAAGTCTTTTGTAACTCCGTCAATGATACCCATTATCTTCAAATCTTTATTATGCAGCCGCATTTCTGTTTCAAGCGGTCTGAGGTTTTTGAAAGCTTGGTCTTTAGACCTATAAACTTTCCATTCTAGCATATCGTATAGTTTGTTTTCAATACGGTCGCAGTAGTTGATTAACATATCCAGCGTTTCCTTACGGAACTGTGGTTCAGGGTAATCCTTGAATACCCACGGTTTTGTATCTACTAGGTTATTCCATTCACGGGTAAACTCTGCCGTGACCCATTCTTTGGCAGCGCCGTGTCTCCAGTAACTTGCGTACTTAAATTTTTTCTTAAACAAGTCCTCGAGTATATTGTGGACTATAGTTCCGCGAAACAAATGAATGGTCATTGTTTCAGGTAACTTTGCGATGTACCTGTAGTAGAACGACCTCGGACACTTGAGGAACATATTTATTTTAGAGGGACTTAGCCGCATATCGCTGCGTTCCCAATCGTTATCTATCTGCTCTCCATCGTTATCACTTACTGTGACAGTGAAGGACACCCCATTTGAGGGGTCTTGTGTTTTTGACATAGATTAGTAGTAGCCTAGAGACATATATAAAACTAATGCTTAATATATCAATACCTTGTTAATCATATATAATATATGTCCCAAATCCAACGCAATCTTTTTATATAAAAACCGCCAAGATTAATGTATGGCTCGTGATGATTATGGTGCTATCAATGTTATTTCTGACGAAGAACGTGAAGCATTAGGACTTGGTGGCTCTGGTAAACCAGACGAAGAAGAAGGTCTTTTCGAAACAATAGGTAAGGCTGGTGATAAGCTTGGTGAAACTAAGTTAGGTCAAAAAATTGGTTCAATACTAACAGTGTTAATTATAGCAATGTTTGGTAGTGGCACCGCAGATTTAGGAATGTTAACAGAATTGTGGGGTGAAGACGAAGTAGGGCCCACAGGGGGTTGTATGGACCCGGGGGCGATTAATTTTGACAACAAAGCAACTTTTGATAATGGAAGCTGCGCTTTTCCACCACCCGTGATTTATGGGTGTACTAACCCTGAAGCCGATAATTATAACAAGGAGGCAACGCACGATAATGGGCGCTGTCAATTTCTTGGCGGACCGGGAGACAATAACACAGTTCATAACGAGACTACCACGAACGAAACGGTCTATGGATGTATGGACATAGAAGCGGAAAACTATAACGACCGAGCTGAAGAAGATGACGGTAGTTGCGAATACGAAGCATACGAATGCACAGCAAATCAAACTTATTTTTACAATGGAATGCAATACGGAAATTATTCTAGAGCTGATACTTCTACATTAAATATAACTATTGATATAGATACAAATTGTGACCAAGATACTTTACCAGTTATGGTTTATTACGACGTGGGTCATTTAAAAGTGGAAGACAACGAAACCCTGTGGAATGGTTATATGTTTAATAATTACTTTTTCAATGTTACGGGATGGGAAGCTAATGACTATCAATTATCTTCTGGACCCGAATACTTTACAGAGCCTTACACAGGATATTACATAATGTACGTAAACCTTTGGGCTGACTATGGTCGTAACGGAACTTACGATTATGTCGATTACTTTATCATCGAGGAGATATTATTAGATGAATGACGCCGAGTATAGGAGGGTTGAATGAAGGCCAACCAAATGTTGGTCTTAACAAATATGTTAGCAAAAATAATAGCAGAACTAGATGATGTAAAAGATATGATTAAGAACTCCACGTTCGAAGACGCCTACGGGACGGACGACAAAGTCATAGGAGAAGAAGAGTGAATCAATGGTTAGTTACAATAATGGAGATAATAGGGGTCACCGTCGCTTTTCTAGCTATGGCTATCTTATTTTTGATGTTGAAATCAATGGTAAGAAACAAACAAAAAAGGAGGACTAAAAAAATGAGTAGCAAAAGTGAAGCTAGAGAAGGAGTTACATTTAACGACATCTTTATGTTTATGATTGCTGTACCTTTAGTTTTACTCTGGGTTGGGTTTGCAGGGTTCGTTATACATACGGGACTTAATAACTCAGCAGTTCTTGAGAACATCGAGGCATATACAACTTTGATAGCTATATTAGGTGGACCAGCTCTACTTATTATCAAAGATGCTCTGGATGTTTGGAAGCAAGAACAAGCAGAGAAAACAGCTTTTTACAAAGTTAAGGCACAATCGGTTATTGACTATAACGCGTCTGTTTTACAACAAGCACAAGATATAGAAACTAACGAGCAAGTACACGAACATAAGAAGAAGTAGACACAAGTTTTATAACTGTCCGCGCCCTAATAAAGTATATGATTATAACGTGCGAGCATAACAGCTGTATGAAAGAATTAACTTTAGCTGATTTTAAAAGGCGCGATGTTTACCCTTGTTGTGGTAAAGCAATCGGACAAACTATTAACTGGCCAGTGCTAGAACCAGAACCTGAGGTATATGAGCCGGTAGTAGTTGAACAACCAAAGCCACCAGCAAAGAAAAAAACTTCAACAGCTAAAAAAGCAAAAAAAGCAAAAAAATAGAGTGATAATATGGCACCACGCAAAAAACCTACAAAAGCCAAGAAACAGGCAGCCGCCCGAAAAAAACCGGGAGGTTCTAATGTCGGCAAGTACAAAGGAGTTAAAGCTTTTGCGGGACCATCAGGGGGAGCACCGAAAGGAAGCTTTCCTATTAATACATTAAAAAGAGCAAAGTCTGCTCTTAAGTTGGCGCATAATGCACCAAGGCCCGGGGGAATAAAGGCGGCAGTTTATCGGAAGTATCCTAGTCTCAAACCGAAAACTAAAAAGAAAACAACTAGGAGAAGGAAAAAGAAGTAGTATGGCTAAAAGAGGTTTATATGCAAACATACACGCAAAACGTAAACGCATAAAAAGAGGTTCAGGCGAAAAGATGAAAAAGAAAGGAGCTAAAGGACGACCAACAGCTAAACAATTTAGAAGAGCAGCTAAAACTGCTAAGAAAAGAACAACTAAAAGGAGAAAGAAATAATGCCATACGGTAAAGGTACATACGGTAAAAAGGTCGGACGACCTAAAAAGAAGAAGATGAAGAGGAAAAAGAAATAATGGCTACTAAAAAGAAAGATGCTAAATTAGTACGTGCCGGAGTTTCAGGTTATAATAAACCTAAAAGAACACCAAAACACCCTAAGAAGTCACACGTAGTTGTTGCTAAAGAAGGTTCAAAGACTAAACTTATTAGATTTGGACAACAAGGCGTAACTACAGCGGGTAAGAAAACAGATAAGAAATCTAATGCAAGAAGAAAAAGTTTTAAAGCGCGTCACGCTAAAAACATTAAGAAGGGTAAAATGTCTGCAGCTTACTGGGCTAACAAAGTGAAGTGGTGAATGGAAGAACGCGTAATAGAATTTGAGACTCGATTAAGAGAACGTGTCGGAGAAGGAGAATATGAGCGTCATAAAGAGATTGTTATACTTTTGGCAAGGAATCTTGCTATTGAAGAATTGTTGTGGGAAGAAATTCTTATACATATTCGGGATGTTGACTCGAGAACAAAGTTATTGCGGGAAAGAAATCAAATAGTAAGAGATATACATACAGAGTTCCGTGCCCTTAATATAGAGATACCTTCTGTGGTAGAAACCAAGACGGAAGGTTTTATGAATTTCCTAGGTGATTTAGATGGAAGTGAAGGACGAAACGAAGAATCTGAAAGCAGCGTTGACGGGTCAACATAAATTTGACTCTCAAAAATTAGAAACTTTTTTTGAAAAGGTACGCTGTGACAAAAGAAAGATGGAACAGCTTGTAAGAGCGTTCTGTGAAACATTTTTAGTTGACAATCATCAACGACCTTTGCGTATTAGACCATTGCAAATGAAAATTATAGTCAGTGCATTAACTTATCCTAAAGGAGACCCAGATAAACAAAGAAAAATGGCTATCTTGGCCCCCCGTGGTAGTGGTAAATCGTGGGCTTTATCTGTAGCAGTAGTTATCTATATGTTTTTTAAAAGATTTAGAGATGTAGTCTTTGTATTAGCACCTACTGAAGACCAATGTTCTTTAATATTTAACTATGTATTAAGACATTTTCAAGATAATGCTTTCTTAGACTCTTTAGTAGACAATTATAGATTACATAATAAACCGCGCATTGAATTAAAAGGTGGTTCTGTGTTAAGAAGAGCCCCAATATCACCAACAAATCAAGGTCAAGCTATCCGCGGACAGCACCCAACTTTTTTAGTTGTAGATGAGAGTCCACTTATCGCAGATACTTTATTTGTCGACAATGTTGAGCCTTCAATTATAGCGAATAAAGCACCATTTATAAACCTTGGAACCCCGAAAAGCAAAGAGAACCATATGCACCGTTATTTATATGATGAATCCTATGCTGATACGTTTTCAAGGCTACATTTTACTTGGCGAGATGCCATTATTAAAGGAGAAGCATACACTCCGCCGTATGACGAAACGGATATGCTTAATAAAATGACTGAATGGGGGCAAGACTCTATATACTGGCGAACCGAATATGAATGTGAGTTTGTAGAAAGCGTCTCCAACGTTTTCAATCCCGAGCAAATCAGGAAATGTTTCGATGACTACCAAATCCACTCCAGAGATTCCCTTGAGCAAGACAGAAATACAGGTTTTAACAATACTATCGGTGTTGACATTGGGAAATCTGTTAATTCTACCGTTATTAGCGTATGGAGGACCGAGCGGACTGATGGAGGCAATCTTGCACGGCTCATATATTTGGAAGAAATCAGTCCTAAATCCGGCGGTCACGATATTCCTTACCAACGCAGAAGAATTATGGAAGTGGCGAAAGCAAGTAATGCTGTGCGTATTGTTTTGGACGCTACGGGGATTGGCGGAGCGTTTGAACAAGAACTTCGAATGGATTGCATACCTCTTTCCATCCAGTTGGTTCCTTTTATTTTTACGGGTGGTAGCAAGGGGAGCAAAAGTCGAGTCTACAGAGACTTTGTCTCGTACGTCCAACAAGGAATTGTCAAAATCCCAAGTCCGGAAGTAGAACAAGGCCAACCACAAGCAAAATTCTTAACAAAATGGTATAATGAGCACATTGATTTAGAATATGTAATGGATGCGACCCAGAAAACAGAAAAAATAGCTGCACCTAATGGTAAACACGACGATTACTGTGATAGTTCCGTTTTAGGACTGTATGGAGCATTGGCTATGTTACCCGGAGAAGCATCATTTAGTAGTTTAAGTGTTGAAAAAACTAAAAGTAGAAGATTTGAGGGTGCCCCGACATCAACTTTTGCAACAACACGCACCGGAAGACCCCGTTCACACTTCAAAAAACGGTCTCCAAGGGGATTTTAGTCCAAAGTTTTAAATAGAATAATACCCTATTTAAAGATGGTAGCAATGGCTCTCTCAGATTATTTGCCTTGGAATAGGCGCGAATTTGCAACAGTCGGGCGTGACCCGCCCTTCACAAAGGACGAACCTCGAAGTTTTGGGGCAGGTGTAATTAAACGAATTAAAATTAATCGTAATTATGCTGGACGAGACTTTGAACCACAGATTGGTAATAATCGTAGGTATATGGAAATATATCTTTCAGACCCATTAGTTAGAACTTTAGTTGACTTACCTTGTTTATATGCTACCAAAGACGGGTATGACATCGTAACTGACGATGACGATGAACGAGAAGAAATAGAAACATTGTTTCAAGATATAGATATGGATATACTTCTTTATAGTTATTTAAGAAACGCACGTATTTTTGGAACAGCTTATATGGAATGGACTGGTGATAACTTAATTCTACGTTCTTCCCAGAATATGTATGTACAACGTACAGAAAGTGGAGAAGTGCAGTTTTATTACCAAGAAGTGGGAACAGACCAAGAAAATGTTAGATTTGAAGATGATGAGATAATAGAATTAAAAAATAACCCATTTGATGATTATGCGTATGGATTATCTGACATACATACTATACAGTATTTAGTAGATTTAAAAGATTATGCAGAAAGAGATGTCGGAGCAGCATTGAACAAATATGCAAACAGCCGTTACGATATTTCTTGCGGATTACCTGATATGCCATATGGACCGGATAAAATCAATGAGATAGTTGATGCATTTAATGCATTAGAACCCGGTGAAGATATAATACACGGTAATGATATACAAGTAAAAGAAATGCAAGGTACACAAAGAGCATTTGAGTATGGAAAGTATATCGATGACATAATGATGAAAATACATATGGCAATGAAAGTACCAATAACAATGTGGTCGAGCCCAGAAGACGCACGACCAATTTTTGAACCTTACGTTAAATATTTACAGAAAGCAGTCGAAGGCGCACTCAATTCCCAATTGCTACCACAACTAGGGAATGGAAAAGCTAAATTTGCATTTAGACATATGAATGTCGAAGATGCGTTTGTTAAAGCCAAGACTGATATGATATACTTAGCAGAAGGGGTTCTATCACCTAAAGAAGTGAGAGCTGAAAGAGGTCTAGACCCAGAAGGAATCGTCGAGCAATTGATGGAAACTGCTAAGGATGTAAATGTTTCGGGTGGCCGTGACCAAGATAAGAAGGAAGAAACTCAGAGAACTGAGAACAGAGATGGAGGAACTAAGAAAGGCGACGTTCGTAAAACAGCACGCCGAGCTTATGAATCCAAGGGTAACCAACCTTCGGCCAATCCTACAGGAGGTCGAAAATAATGAGTAACTACGAAAGTTGTAATTTAGAATTAGCCCCACGTTTGAAAAAACGAGGCTTTGAGAACTATGAAGCACTAGCTTCAAGCATTTGCGCAATGCGCTTTAAAGATGATTCTGGTGTACCTACACGAAAGTTTAGTAATCCAATTGATTCTAATGAGAAGCAAAGAAGTTTTGCTATGGATTTTTCCATAAAACTTGATGACAGTTACCCAGAACACTTTAATAGTGACCTCAATGTATGGGAATTCCCTGTATTGGCTATCACTTCAGGTGAGCATAAGTACACGGAAGACGGGAAAGAGGAGAAGGTTTATATAGAACCAAGCATCCTTAAGAGTAATATAGAGGCTTTTAACGAGCTTCCAGTTTATGTCAATCATCAACGTACGCCAGATGATTTGATTGGGAAGGCTATAAATCCCAGCATAAGCGAAATGGATAACGGAAAGATAGCACTTAAAATGCTAGCGCAAATTTCCGATAATGACAGGGCGCAAGAAATTGTGTCTAAAATGAAAGACGGGAATGTCACAAACGTCAGTATTGATTGGTTTTCCAAAGATATTGATGTAATGGGTGACACGTATGCTACAGACATTCGGCCCGTAGAGGTTTCGTTTATAGATAACGAAGTCGCTGAAGCCGTCTGTAAGGAATGCACGATTGACACGAAGTGTGCCACAGAGACCGATGAATCACACGATTGCGGTTGTGATGGTTCAAGTGAAGCGTGTGGATGTAGCCCCGCAGACGGAAAAGATAGCGAGGATGATATAATGAGCGATAAGCAAGAAGTAAAATCTGAAGCCGAGTCTTTAATCGAGAGGGAGTTTGCAAACTACAAAAAACAACTCGAAGAACTAACAACGTCACATTCTGAATTGCAAAAACAATATGAATCTGCAACTACAGCTATTTCTGAATTTGAAACAGCTGAAGCAAAAAGAGTCGAAGAAGAAGCTAATGCCCGTAAGAGGGAAATAGTTAATTCAATCGTCAGCAAAGAATTATTAGTTAGAGCAGAAGAAGAATATAACAAAGATGTTCGTTTCGAAGAATTGTTCAAGTGGGATGAAAACAAACTTGCAGGTTATAGCGAGGCAATGGCAACTCTTCCAGCCGCAGAAGATACCGAAAGGTCCTTCGGCAAGGGTAAGAGTCGCGAAGCAAGCGAGGCGCCTGTGGAAACACAAGCACCAGAAAGAGAACGATTGTTCTCAATGGATAAAAGCGGTAAAATCGTTTTTAACAAAAAATCACTAAAAGGTGAATAAATATGGCAACAGAAGTATTAATCAATGATGGTGGAGCACCCGCCAGAATTATACCGTACATCGCTGGTTCAACCATATCTGCAGGAGACCCATTACAAGTGGGTACCGACGGGGAAGTCGATGCCTGTTTCACGACAAGTGGTAGTATGTTGGGCGTAGCCCTTACTGCCGCAACGTCTGGAGCAGTAGCAAACGTTATAACTGGTCGTGGAGTCGTTCTAAACGCTCTATGCAGTGGTTCAGCAGGTGGAGATAACATCGTACCCGGAGTTACATTAGTTCCGGATGCAAGAGGATTTTTGGTCAGTGGCGTAGCCCACGCATCATATCCAGCTTGGGGCGTCGCAATCGCTCTAGGTACAGGCAGCGCAACAGCAGGACTTTTAAAAGTTCAAACAGGACCATTCTGAGGAAATAAAATATGGCAATAACAGGAGTACAAGAACAACCGGGTGTATTGACGTCAGTCAACGAAGGTTCATATGCAGCAACTGGTGGTACTGGAGAGAGAGTCATAATCGATTACAAAGATGTAATTAATGATTATAAAATGACTGACTTACCAGCATTATCATTGTTTTGTGAACCAATGTCTACGGACACCGGTGGAAACATTGACCTAACTTTTTCACTACCATCAATGAAGATGGAACAGATTGATGAAGGAAGCACACCTCAGTACCAACACACTAAACTACGCTCTGAGCGAGTTTCAGTGAAGGAATGGGGAATTGCAGTCGGTGTTACCAGAAGAATGATAGAAGATTCAAGGTTCAACGAAGTTGAAATGGCCTTGAACGAAGCACGCAAAGCCGTCGACAGACATATGACTAACCACGTTATTCATATGATTTTCGGATTGGCAGACACAACACTTGGCACAGGAAATGATGGTCAGAACATCACAGCCGGCCCCGAAACAGCGTCCTCAGAAGGACCCGGAGCAGGAAGTGTAACTGATTTCAGTACTTGTCCTAACGGAGCATTCATCGCAAGCGGTGGAACAATCAACACAGGTCGATTGTATTCCTACGCAAACGTTGACGATAGTAACTTGGTTTCAAGTCACTACGTGAATGCAGCAAGTGGAGCAGCAGGCGCAGTATCACTAAGTGATATAACAAATGCAATGGATTTGATTGGAGAACAAGGATACTCAGCCGATACGGTTGTAATATCCCCAGCTCACTACAAATCTTTGTTAAACCTAGCAGACTTTACAACTGCATATGTAGATGGTGGAGCAGGAGCCCCAACCACTGCAGGAATGCAAGGTGGAAGTCCACTCGCTAACACAGCCGCTAACGGCTTAGTGGGTAGATTGTTCGGTCTAAACGTTTTTGTTAACGCTTGGATACCGTCGTCAAGATTTGGTGTATTTGATATGAAAGTCAAACCAGCAACATACGTCGAAAGACGTGCGTTAACGGTAGAAGAGGCAAATCCGGGATTCGGAATTGTCGGTTCTTACCTATCTATGAGATATGGATTAAAAATTATCAGACCAGAAACTGGTGTGATTGTAATTAATACATAAGGTTAGATGCAATAATAGTTATGGGGTTCTATCCAAAAACCCCAAACCTTTTTTTAATAGCGTGCGCTATAGTATAATAGAACAAAATGCCAGCAACCCGAAAATATATGACACCTACCTCCGCCGTTACAGGAGGTTCAACTGGTCCGACCGGACCCGCAGGCCCTACTGGAGCCACAGGAGCGACAGGTGGAACAGGAGGAGCAGGACAGACAGGAGCAACGGGTCCTCAAGGGTCTCAAGGTAATACTGGAGCCACGGGAGGAACTGGACTTACAGGCGTAACTGGAGCAACGGGTCCTCAAGGACCTCAAGGTAATACTGGAGCTACAGGAGGAACTGGACTTACAGGTGTAACTGGAGCTACTGGCCCTCAAGGAACAACGGGACCTACAGGACCACAAGGAACAACAGGACCTACAGGACCTCAAGGAACAACTGGTCCAACAGGACCGCAGGGAAATACTGGCGTAACTGGACCTCAAGGTATTTTTGGTGGCAATAGTCAAGAATTTAATTATAGTAGTTTTGATATTAGTGCAGGCTCACCCCAAAAAACCAATTTTGGATTTGATATTCCAGTACCGGGTGGAGGAAGTTTACCTGCATATAGTTCAATTACTAAAGTAGGTATTTCAGATTATGATATTAATAATGACGATGTTAGTGATTGGAACGATTCATTAGACGATGGTAATAGTTCAGTCAGAGGACATTTAAGAATATTTGCAACAGCAGATTCAACAAAATGGGTTACATTAAATATTACAGGAAGTAATTCATCAGGAGGCACGGGTGTCGATGTTTATGAAGAAGTTCAAGTAGCATATGTAGACCATAATGATTATTTTAACAATGGTGAAGATTGTGTGATTACATTTGTGCGTTCTGGAGATAAAGGAAATACAGGCGCAGCCGGCGCCCAAGGCAACACCGGCGCTACCGGCCCAGCAGGGTCAACCGGAATTACTGGTGCTACAGGGCCGCAGGGTCCTCAAGGCAACACTGGAGTTTCAGGATTAGTGGGTTCAACGGGCCCTCAAGGTAATACGGGAACTCAAGGCCCTCAAGGTAACACAGGGACTCAAGGCCCTCAAGGTAACACAGGGACACAGGGACCTGTAGGTAATACTGGAGTTTCAGGACTCGTTGGTTCTACGGGACCACAGGGAAATACCGGAACGCAAGGTCCTGTCGGAAATACAGGTGTTTCGGGATTAGTTGGTGCGACTGGCGCAGGTGGAGCTGTAGGACAGACAGGAGCAACAGGTCCAGCAGGGTCGCTTGGTAATACAGGAGCAACGGGGCCTCAGGGACCAGTTGGGAATACGGGTGTCTCAGGTTTAGTTGGTTCAACAGGACCCCAAGGTAATACAGGTACTCAAGGACCCCAAGGTAATACTGGGACACAAGGACCAGTTGGAAATACAGGGGTATCAGGTTTAGTAGGTGCTACCGGTGCAGGAGGAGCTCAGGGTAATACCGGAGCAACTGGCGCAGGCGGAGCACAAGGAAATACAGGCGCTACTGGTCCACAGGGCCCACAAGGTAATACTGGAACTCAAGGACCAGTTGGTAATACAGGGGGTTCTGGTCTAACGGGAGTTTCTGGTCTAACTGGAGTACCCGGGACTAATGGTACTAACGGCAATACTGGAGCAACTGGGCCTGCAGGTTCTGTGGGCAATACAGGTGCTACAGGTGCTCAAGGGCCTCAGGGTAATACTGGGACGGCAGGTGCACAAGGTAACACAGGAGTTTCTGGAGCCACCGGACCTCAAGGACCACAGGGAAACACAGGGACTCAAGGCCCACTTGGTAACACAGGTGTGGCAGGTTCGGTAGGACAAACTGGAGCTACAGGCGCTGGAGGAGCGCAGGGTAACACAGGAGCAACAGGTCCGCAAGGGCCTCAAGGCAATACTGGGACTCAGGGAGCAGTAGGTAACACCGGAGTATCGGGAGCAACCGGTCCACAAGGACCTTTAGGTAACACGGGAGTACAAGGTGCTGCTGGCAACACGGGAGCTACGGGACCTGCTGGGTCTTTAGGTAATACTGGAGCAACTGGCGCAGGTGGAGCACAAGGCAATACTGGAGCAACTGGCGCAGGTGGAGCACAGGGCAATACCGGAGCAACAGGCGCAGGTGGAGCACAGGGAAATACAGGCGCTACTGGCCCACAAGGACCACAGGGTAATACTGGGGCTGCAGGAGCATTAGGGAACACTGGTGCCACTGGCCCAGCTGGAGCAGCAGGAGGATTAGGAAATACTGGAGCTACGGGCCCTGCTGGAGCAGCGGGAGCCTTAGGAAATACTGGAGCTACAGGCCCTGCTGGAGCAGGAGGTGCGCAAGGAAACACTGGTGCTACTGGGCCGCAAGGAAATGCTGGTGCAGCGGGGAACACAGGAGCTACTGGACCTCAAGGACCGGCAGGTAACACTGGTGCAACTGGACCACAAGGTCCTCAAGGACCACAGGGAAACACTGGAACCGCAGGAAGTCAGGGAAATACCGGAGCTACAGGCCCAGCTGGTGGTGGAGCCGCGCCTGCATTTAGTGCATCAGCATTAATACAACAACCCTATGTAGATACTACAGCCCCTAATCCGACCTCTCCGATAGGAATAGTAGCTGGAGGAACACCCCGCGTTTTTGATTTCCCAGATATGTGGTCTCCGGGTTTTGCTGCTGTTGGATATTTAGAATTTACAGCAACTAACGGTCAGCCCTATTTCGTACCGTGTTGGGCACCATAGTTAATTTTATATACAATAATAGGATGTATTTTTATGCGCTTTCATATACTTGGTATTCCACATACTCAAACTCGTAAAGAACAAGCTACTTGTGCTTATACACAAAAGATATTTAAATTATGTGAAATGCTTTATAACAGAGGACACGTTGTAAACCATTATGGAACAGAGGGGTCTAACCCCGTCTGCACCCAACATTATGATGTAATGAGTGAAAAGGAATGGACTGAAAAATATGGAGAAGATTGGAAGTCTGAACATTCTTTTGATGTACAGGATGACTATCATAAGAAATGGTATGAAGAATGCGCAGAACAATTACAGAATCAGTTAAAGAAAAAAGACTTTATATTGTGTATGTGGGGTTTGGGTGTAAAACCAGTTTTAGATAAAATACCTGAGTTATATGAAAAAGCTATTGTAGTAGAACCGGGTATAGGATATCATAATGAGAGTGGATTAGGTCCTGACGTTTACAAGGTATATGAATCTTATAATTGGATGTCTTATAATTATGGAAGATTGTGCCACCCACCCGAAGGAGCAAATGAAGGGTATGTTCCACGCAATTATGATTGTGTTATACCTAATTATTGGGACCCAGAGGACTTTATATTCTCTAAAGAGAAAGATGATTACTTTTTATTTTTTGGTAGAGTCATTGGAAGGAAAGGAATTCATATTGCTACTGAAGTATGTGAAAAAGCAGGTGTGAAGTTGGTAGTGGCAGGCCAAGGAAATGAAAAATATCATAATCTCCAAGACAACCAAAACATAGAATATATTGGATTTGTCGATAATCAAAAGCGGGCAGAATTAATGAGTCGTGCTAAAGCAGTGTTTGTACCTACTCAATATTTCGAACCTTTCGGTGGAGTAGCTGTAGAGGCACAAATGTGCGGGACACCAGTTATAAGTAGTGATTTTGGTGTTTTTAACGAAACCGTATTGCACGGTATAACAGGTTATCGATGTCGTACTTTAGACCAATATGTTTGGGCTATAAACAACGTTCATAAGTTAGA